ACCAGTTCGGGGCCACCTACGAAGCCGTCAACGAAGACGGCGACATCCTCCTCGATCCCAACACCCAAAAGCCCCTCAAACTGACCGGCAAAGAGCTGGCCACCGACCTGCTCGTTACCAAGATGCAGCGCCAGGAGCTCGAGTACCCCCATGATCCCGACATCATGCTCTACTATCCCAACCACACCTACCGCGAAGGCACCCGCCACCGCATCTTCAAAAAAGAAGACGACCACCTCATCGACGCCGACAGGGTTCTGACCCTGCGCATTATCCTGCCAGGCGATGGAACGGAGGATTTATTCGCATGAAACTATTTGGAATTGAAATCAACAGGTCGAAATCCCGCGTCCCTGGAACGCAGGCCCCGCAAGGAGGCTGGCAGCTCCGACCGCGTGATGGGCAGGGGCCCTACACCCAATATTTCTCCCAGTTCGTGCCGCGCAAGATCGAAGCCGCTTTCTACGAGTTTTTGCGGGAGTCGATACCCGTGATCGATTCGGCCATCTGGAGGCTGGTGGCGCTGGACGGCCACATCGTGGTCAAAGGCAACAACAAAGCCCTGGTCAGGGAGATCCAGGACTGGATCGACACGGTCCCTGTCAACGACATCCAACGGGGCAAGCAGGCTTTTCACCAGGGCCTGTCAAACGAGGCCTTCGAACAGGGTTTCGGCCTGGGCGAGTTTGTCACGGACAAGAAACGCCGCGATATCGTGGGCCTGCGCGTGGCCGACAGCAAGACCATCAAGTTCAGCCGGGAGCCCGGCGTCGGTCTGAGGATATACCAGACGGCGGATAACGACATCCTGGAGAGGGAGCTGAATACCGCCAACCTCATGTATTTTGCCGTCCACAACGAAAATCAGAACCCCTACGGGACCCCCCTTTTCAGATCCTGCGAATTTGTCAGCAAGGCCCTGGTCACCATGCAGAACGCCGTGAAAAACGTCTGGGAGAGGTTCGGGGATCCTTCCTTCAGCATCATCTACAAGACCAGCAAGAAAGACGGCACCGACCTGGACGCCAGGCGAAAAACAATTTCAGATGAATTCAATTCGGCCATGCGCGCCAAGGCCGAAGGCAAGAGCGCCGATTTCGTGAGGGCCATCGATACCAACAGCGAGATTAAAATCGAGATCATCGGCGCAGTCGACCAGGTTCTCGAACTCGAAGTTCCGGCCCGGCACATGCTGGAGCAGATCATTGCCAAGTCCGGCCTTCCGCCGTGGATGCTGGGCATGCACTGGAGCACCACCGAGCGCCTGAGCAACGCCGAGATCGAGGTTCTGCTGGCCGACATTACTACCCGCCAGGCGGCCAAGATGCCGCTCTTTTACAACCTGGTGCGCACCCTCCTGCTGTTGCGCGGCCGCACCTGGAAAGACGGCGACTGGTGGCTCGAATGGGGCCAGATCAACCTGCACGACCTGGTGCAGCAGGCCCAGGCGCGTTTTCTCAACGCCCAGGCCGATATGTACTACCTGCAGAACGCCGACGCCGCAGGCATCACCATCGACGTCAACGACCTCGCCATCGGCAAAAAAGAGGCCCTGGCCGGGTTAAAAAAAAACGTGATTCACCTGCCCTACCGCAGGGTTAAGGAAACCCGGGAAGAGCCCTGGCCCGAGGTCGACAACCTCGAAACCGAATACACCAACCGCTTGCAGTCCGACTGGGCTCGGCTCCTTGGCAGGGTCAAAGGGATCCTCGGTTTCAGCGTGCCCAAGGAAGCCAAGGCTCCCGGGGATGCTGATACCTTCACCTTCACCATCGAACAGCGCGCCCAGGTAATGGCCGCCCTCAAGGATTTCCTCGGCCTCTACACCATCGACGATCCCGAAAGCCCCATCCGCTGGTATTACGGCCAGGCATACAGCGCAGGCCTGATCCGCGCCGCCCAACTGATAGGCCAGGAACGCCCCATTCTCGACATCCTCAAGAACAGGGAAGTTTTCGATACCCTTTGCCGGGAAGGCTTCGACCTGGTCAAGAACAACGCTACCAAGGCCATCCAAAACCGCATTCTTGCCGAGATGGAAGCCTATGCCATTACCGGCAGCAACCCGCTTAATGTGGCCGAACGGCTGGAAAGGCTCTTTGGCGATCAGAACAGCAACTGGGAGAGGCTGGCGCGCTCCGAGATGGTCATGGCAGCCGAACAGGCCAAGATTGATGAATGGATGGAGTGGGAGGTCGAGCGGGTGGAGTTTGCTCCGGCACCGGATGCCTGCGATATCTGCCAGGCGTTAAGGGGGGAATACGCGATTGATGAAGTGCCTCGACCCGTGAGGGATACACACCCCTATTGCAGGTGCAGTGTGAGGGTTGGGGGGTAAAAACAAAATAACCGGGATGGCTCCCGGTTATTGATTAGGTGCTTCTTTGGGCCTTTGGATCGTTATTGGCCAAAAACCATAGCGGTTGACTCCATACCACTGATGGGTTTTTTACAACTTTCTTTCAGCCAATCCAAGGTCGCGAATTTAAAAAGAAGGGCCAACCCAGAAAAGGCTATTAATAAAACAAAAATTATCAAAGACAGAAGGGGTGAACCCTTCAAAATGTGCACCCATAAAAGTTGGTGCATTTTGTTCCTGTAACCATCCAAAAGTTTTTTTGTTTCTTCATCAAGCTCAGAGATGGAGTTTTTCCAATTTTCCTCGAAAGAGGCCACCGGGGCTTTGCTGTCTTTAAAAAGTAATAAAAAGCTGATCACGACTTCCAGGAGATTAATTTTATGACCGAAGCGCAAGAAACCATTCATGGTGCTTCGGAGCAGGCAGTAGGCAGGGTGCTCAAATGCGATCCGCCCTTCGGCAGCTTCAATAAAAAGTTCATCCCTCAGAGCAAACATTCGTTGGCGGAAATAATCGACGACCAGACGCTTAAAAATAACAAAATACAAAACCCAAAGCCCAAGAAGTGAGAACAAAAAGAAAATGATTTCAATTAACTCTTTGCTTTCCATCATTTATCCTCCGGTCTCGTTTCACCTTCAATCGTAAGTCTACTGGTTGATCTTTTACTGTCAATTATAGTTTCTAGCTTTTTGGGGTGTTCATGCAATCTTTTAATAGCCTTTTTTCTGAGCTTTCTTTCCAAAAGAGCCCAACAGGTTGCCCCGAAAACCACAAGCGTGCCGGCAATTTTTGTCAATCCAAGTTCAGTTACAAAATTGATATCAAAAATGTCAACGTCCACAACCGCTAACGTCGTTTTCCCTGCCAAACAAAAAATCATATCGCGAGCACACCAGGCAATAAAAGCGAGAGAACCGTATTTGAAAACAGAGTTAATTACAGAGGTTATCGAGGTGGACCAGTGAGATTTTCGTAAAAACCTAATCTCCGTCTCTAGTTCAGCTTTTGATTTATTTCGTCCCATGTAAGATTGCGTGCGATTTACATACCAATTATGAGTTAATTCTCATAACCTAGGTCTATTAATTGTGGGTAATTTCCGGCGTGGATAGTTGAAGAAAAAAGCGGGTTGGGTTCTCCAAGTCAAACCAAAAGGCGCATCAAAAGCTATTTTTTGAAAACTGCGGTAAGTATACAAAAACAGAACATTAAAGCAAGCTAAAAACCAAAATAACATAGGGAAAAGCAGATTAATTTATTTGTTTTTTCTTTTTAAGCGTGGAGACCCCCCTTCCCCTTTACACCCATATTCACCAGCCCATAATGCTATCAATCTAATTGACAGTTTAACAAAGGCCCCGGCTCCCCCCGTTAAGCCAGTCACGAAAATTAAGCCGAGTCGCGAGCCTCCCTTACAAAATTATTTCTTCGGTGGTGGTGCAGGTGCTGGTGGACGCTTTGGTGGAACCTGAATAATTGGAGGTGGTTTTGGGGGCGTTTGTCTTATGGTCATAATGGCTCCTATGTTAGGTCAAAAAAGGTAGTTAAAGGCCAACCTTTGGTTCCCTCTCGATAAAACCATTTTCTTTTTTTTCGCTCGTTTGAAACGTAACTATATATTTTTATTACCTTTGGGCCTTGATCAAAAACAAAATCAAACTCGAATCGTTCTTTTTCCCCAGGTTCTATTTCGGCCTGTTTGTGCCCAAATTTAATCTCTCTGGTTTGAATTGCCGGCCAATCTATCTCAGCGCCATCTAAAGGTGGGTCATCACCTGAAGTGAAAGAAGTTAGAATCTCCCCAAAGGGTGGGTCGATTTGGTAGATCGTTGACCATAGATTGAGAACAGGCAAAAGAACATCACCAGTGTTAGCAACTGTCAGATTGACGTTAACTAACACTTTACCCTGAGGAAATTCCTTTTTAAAAATTTTGTGCCTTAACTCAACTTTCGGGTACCGAAGACGGTTTCTGATAAAATGAAAATATGTCCAAACACCAGCGGCAATGAGAGCCGCTGAAGTTATTGCATTTTCAGCAATTTCAGTTAAGTTTTTTATGGTGATAAGGTCCATAAGGCCGCAAATTTTTTATTTCTTTTTTTTGGGTGGTTTTTGGTGGCGGATCTTTATAGTCTCAACCACAGTTGTACGTGGTCTTTTTTTTGCCTCATCAACAGGTATAAATCTGCCCGTAACTGCATCACGCCCAATTTTTCGTTCAGTCCCTTTTCCCTTTTCTTTTTTAGACATCACGCATCTCCTGGTAACAATGCCATCAATTTTTTGAATAATTAAACAAGGTCCTTTTCTCCGGCCTCTAACCTTTCGCTGTACAGGCACCAATCCTTAAGTGTGGCGAGGAGAGCACGTTCGACGCTCTCCAAGGGGTCAGTTGTGCAAATGCTCAAATAGACTTCATTCGAACCCTCGCGTGGTCTCGATGATTCAACCTGGCTTTTTAAATCGTGGAGCCGAGGCCTCAGCTCAATTGGAACCCGATGAAGTGCTTCAAGAATTTGCTTCGGTGACTTTTTGAGTGTGCACGGCCTTTGTCCAGCTTTTTCGTAATAGACCCGGAACCTAAAAGTGTTCATCTTCCCTACCCCCGGTTTATGTTGCCAACGTATCCCCCCAAACCGCACATTTCTTATATCCTATTCATTAAATTTCACGATGTCTACCCGAAAAACACCTCAAACCCGTTGACAATTAAAGATTTTAAAGTTACAGTTTTTTCACTCTCAAAACCTACAGCGGCCTTCCGCACCCGTCAGTCATGCGGTATTTTTGTATCTGGAGACCTCCAGAAAGAATCAGCCTGTTATTTGGGCGGGATGAAGAGCCGGAAATACAATACCTTCGGGGAATACCGGACTGGGCTCTGTAGGGCCTGAGAGTGAGTCCCGCCTTTCAACTCAAAGTAAATGAAAGGCAAATCTCTCAAAACCTACAGGAGGCAATCATGCCAAACAGCAAGATCATCCCTTTCACCACCCGTCCTCAACCCCATCCCGACCCCTTTGAAGTCTACTTCGACAACAAAATCCAAAGCCTGCGCGAAACACTCAGCACCATCCCACGAAATACCGACATTGTCGGGGAACGCCTGACCACTATCGAAAAACAAATGGCCAGGCTGCTCGACATACTCGAAAGCAAAACGGGAGGTGGCCTATGAACGGCCAGCTCGTCGAAATCAATGGCAAGGCCGTCCAGCGCATCACCTACAGGGATGTTCCGGTTATCACCCTGCCCATGGTCGATGAACTTCACGAGCGGCCAAAAAAGACGGCGGCAAAAGCTTTCAACCGCCATAAAAAACGCATGATCGAGGGCGAAGACTTCTTTTATGTGCCCCAAGAGGAATGGAATTCCCTTTTGAGGTTCCACGATATGGAACCTCAAACCCGAAAATCGCGGGCCAGCGTCCCGGAAATGAACGCTGAAAACGAAAATTCGCGCGGTGGATATCGCGGCGAGATGGTTTTTCTCACCCAAACGGGCTATCTGATGCTGGTCAAGGTCTTCGACGACGACCTTTCATGGCAGATCCAGCGCCTTCTGGTGCGCCAGTATTTCGCCTCAAAAGCCATGGCCGTCCCCCAGGGGGCGCTCTCGCCAGAGGTCAAGTTCAACTTCGACCTGGGCCGCCTCGTCAGCCAGGCCGACCGCCACCTGGGCGGCGAGGCCTCCCTGCGCCTGGTCAACTACCTCATCGGCATGCCCGTCGACGACCTGATCCGCAAACTCGAACACAAGGCCGCCGAAAGCAAAGCTGGCCCCGACCACGAGATCCAGACCGTGGCCGCCCACCTCTACGCCATGCTCGACGAAACCGATCACGGCCCCAACATCGCCCGCGAGGCCGACGAGTTGGGCCGCCCCTACTTCAAGGCCACCACCCAAAACATGCTCGTTGCCATGCAGGCAACCGGCAAAAAGAAGCACCTCCCCGCCATCGACTTCACCCCCGAGAAGCTCGGCATCCTCATCGCCGCCCGCAGCGCCGAACTTGAAAACCTCGGCTGGCGCAGGAAACTCGAACGCATCGTCAACGGCAACCGCTTCTTCCGCTACACCTGCCTCGACATGAAAAACTGAAACAAACAAAAAAGCCGGAGTCGAAAGACTCCGGCTTTTGTTCAAATGTCAATTTGCTACTAATTTTTCGGAAATTAGTAGCAAAAGGAATAGTGCAAGCCAAACTCGACCTGAAAGTCCGTGGCTTTGACAACAGGTTTGACTTCTTTCTCTTTCTTAAGCTCTACAATCCCGTAAGAAGACATGGTTTTGAGCGTCCTCGAAAGATTGCTTGGCTTTCTGCCGCTGACTTCAGACAGCTCTTTGAGCGAGCCCGGCTGTTTTTCCACGATGATCCTTAAAAGTTCCTGGTTCTCATGACTGAGAACTTGAGACATTGACTTAATCGACTCAAACCACACCTTTGGTTCTTCTTTTTTAGGTTTATATTCTCCTTTAGCAATGGCTATCGTCCGTTTTTTAAATTCTTCCTTTGGCATGATACCAACTTTAATAACCCTCTTCATATCGGGTCCTTCCTCTCGTATTCTCTTCTCTCTCGTATTCTCTCTCGCTCTTTCGCTTTTTCTCTAGTTTTATCTCTCTATTTCTACGGCATTCCAAAAATCTTCTAGCAGTTTTCCTGCCGAATCGAACTCATAATTTTCAATTTTATCCTTTTGATGCTTATGGTCCCATGTTGTTTTTTTACAGCCAAACTTTTTTGACTTCGGAACCACTGAATGGGCATTATCAAATCCCAAAATTCTTCTGTTGTGCCTGTCGTGAAGGGTAAGGCTATAACGGATGCCATGCGGTATGTGTTCGTTTGGTTCAACCCGCCATGCTTCAAATTTATACCAATGGCCATCATCCTCCCCAAAAATCATTCCATTCATATCGAGTAAACATTCCAGTGTTGGATCTGAATCCATTTCACCTCCTTTCTCAAGAAAGTCGATAAGCATAAATTCTTGAGCTCCAGCATTATTATCATCTGATGATAATTATACTCACGCCCATTTAAAAATCAACCCCCAATTTTCACCTCTTTTTCTCACACCCTTGGCCCAACCCTGTTGCATGAATCCTCTATCAATGGGCAGAGCTGAAAAAGGACAGCCGGAAAGGAGATTCTCCCATGGCCAGAGCAGGACGGACCAAAAACGTCGGGAATAAAACCTCGGATGAGAAAGCGAAAGATTTCCCCGGGCCCGGCGTCGAGGGTGAAAAAGGCAAGCAGGAATCCGACCTTAAAGAGCGCCGTCTGAAACATATCGTCGCCGTTCTTCCATCCCTGAAATTCCCCGGCGATTTCACCGCCGACAACAAACCCACGGTCAAGGCGATCGAGGAGAAGATCGGATTCGACATCACGGCCGAGGAGCGTGACGAGGCCGTCGAACGCATTCTCGCCGGCAACCCCGACTTTTCCAAATCGTTCGCCATCGAAAAAACGGAAGAGCCGAAATCCGTATCCCAAGAGCCCATGGTGATCACGGGCGAGGACGTGCTCCGCAGCATGAGGGCCAAAGGGGTCAAGATCTGATGAAGCACGGGATGAAAAAACAGGGCGAAAAGTCGTTTTTCTATTCCTGCAAGGCCGCGTCTGTCGGCGTCACAGTCGACGAAACCATGCTTGCCAAGATCAACCGTTTCGCCCTCAAGGATCTGACCGCCGAGGAGATATTCGTCCGCAAGCAGCTCCTGGCCCACAACGGTGTTGACCGGGACCGCGAGCGTTTCCCTGAGCAAATCCTCGACGATTTCGCCAAAACCCTGCCCGGGAAGAATGTCCTCTACTTCCATGACAAAAATTCATTTCTTCCCCTGGGCCTGTATTTCGACGCCGCTACCGAAACGATGTCGGCGGAGCAGTTCCAGGCCCTTACCGGGGATGACCCCGGCCTGCCGGAAGGAATCGAACAGGTCAAGGTGGTGTGGGCCTGGTATTACGCCATCAAGACCCCGGATATCGAATCGGTTCTGGCCAATATCGAGGGCGGCGTCTACCGCCACTGGTCTCTCGGTTTCGGCGCAGCGGACCTGATGCCGGTCAAAAAAGAGGTAAACGGCCCCACTCTCTATTGGGAATACGTTGCTCCCGGCGAAGCCAGGGAAGGATCCCTGGTCTGGCTCGGTGCGCAGCAGGGGGCCACGTCGCAAAAATCCGCCGGCAGAGATCCGGCTCAACACACAGAAGGAGTGAGCGATATGAAAAAGATTCTGATTCTGGTCGGCGGACTGCTGGGCAAATCGTTTGCCGATGACACCACGGATGAAGCCCTGGCCGATGCGGTCAAGAAAGCCCTAGGGGACAAGGACACCGAGATCAAGGCCCTCAAGGAAGCAAAAGCCGTGCTTGAACCCCTGGCTGCCGACGGTAAGGCCTTCCGCGAAACTCTGGTCGGCGATTACGTGCGCATGAAGGCCGCGCTCGGCGAAGCCGAGACCGACGCCTCCAAGCAGGAGGGCATCAAGGCCTTTGCCTCTTCCATGGCCGTGGACATGCTCAAGGCCGAGGTCACCCATCTCGAAAAGCGGATGGCGGAGAAGTTCCCGGACGGCCAGCTTGCCGCCGGCGACCCCAACGCCAACCGCAAGGAATCGGCGGATGACGACAACCCCCTGATCGTCAAGGACGACAAATAACAGGGACCCGAACGACACCAACAAACGGACATAAAGGAGAAAAGCCATGGCAAAAGCTGTATCGAGAGGCGGGGTCAATCAGCTCAGGACCCTCAAATACGCCCATACTGCCGCCGTCACCGACGGAGATGTGATCGTGGCCAACGGCCAGGTGCTGGTGGCGGTCGGCGATTACGGTGCGGACGAGGAAGGGGTCTATATCTTCCGGGGCCCGGTGGAATTTCCCAAGGAAGCCGCCCTGGCCATCGCTCCCGGCGAGGTCTGCTACTGGGATGCCTCCGCCGGCGAGGCCGACAAGACCGACACCAATACCAAGACCGGCATCTGCATCGAGGCGGCCGCGGCTTCCGATACGGTGGTGCTGATCGAGCTGGGCGAGAACAAATAATCACGTAGGGGCGGGCCCCGCGCCCACCCATTAACCAGGGCGCGCAGGGCGCCTCTACAGGAGAAAGCCATGAAACTGTTCGGGAAAAAAGTGATCGACTGGGGCAGGCTTCGGGATGTTCCGGAAGAAAAGAAAATGGAGAAGGTCATCGGCGCCGTGGCCCACGCCCTGAAGATGGTGGCCGATATCGCCCCGGCCGGGGTCAACCCCCAGAAGGTGCTCGGCAGCAAGATCGTCGGGGCCGATTCCAGCTTGGTGGGGAGCGCCCCGCCCATCGTCCTGGTCGGCGACGATACCGTGGACCAGCCGGACCGCGGCTATGAGGCGCTGTTCCGAGAGATCGACATGCGGACCAGCACCCAGAAGACTTTCGAGATATTGGACGTGTCCGGCGGCGTCACTTTTTATCAGCACAAGGAAGGCGAATCCGCCAAGCTGAGCAAGCTGCCGACTGCCGCCAAAGTTGCCGTCAGCATGCTGCGTTTCACTGGCGGTTTCCCCATCCTCGACGACTGGCTCAGGTTCAACGAATTCTACAAGATCGACGAGCTGACCAACAACACGGTGCGAAGATGGTATGACCAAAAGGCGGACATCTTCTGGGGCCTGGTCGAGGCGCTCGGTTCGGCAATCAACGAAGCGTTCAGCACCGACGATGTGACCACCATCAACAACGCCTGCGCCGCGATCATCGTTAACATGCAGGCCGCCGGCTACGCGGTGTCACCCGCCAGCTCGTTCTACATCGCCTGCCATCCCAATCTGCTGGCGCGGATCTACAAGGCCCTGGCCGCGGTGTTCACCAACCCGAACGCCAACAACAACCAGATCGTCTACCCGATCCGGGGCGTGATCCCGACCACCAAGATCGCCGCCACCTCCTATTACGTCGTGCTGCCTGGCGTCAAGGCCCAGCGGGGAGAGTGGCAGGACCTGACCGCCCGCCCGGCCCAGCGCAACGAACTGGTCCTCGGGGCGGACCACGTCTGGACCGGGGCCTACAACGGAGCCCTGGCCGAGGCCAAGCAGTTCAAGCGCTGCGCCCTGAGCTGACACGACAGCCCATGACATGCCCGCCCCTGGTTCCCGGGGGCGGGCTTTCATCCTTTCAGCGGAGTCCCCGTGCCCAAAATCACCGAAGCCGACATAGCTGTCATGGGTTTCACAGCCGCCATGTTCAATCTGGACAACGCCGGGTTTACCGCCATGGCCGCCGGGGTCATTTCCGAGCAGGCCGAACTGCTGGAAGGCCGAATCGGGTCTACCCTGTATGCCACATCCGCCAAACCGGATGCGACCTATGTCAAGCGGGCGGAAAAGTGCCTGGTGGCGGCGGAGCTGCTGAGTCAGCGGCTGATCATTCTGGGGCAGGAGGTCCAGGCAGGGGACGGAGACGACGCCCACAAGATCCGCAACACGCAGAAACAGTATGCGGCCGAAGCCGAACTGATGATCTCCCGCATTGCGGCGGGAACATCGGCGGACGGATCCGGATATTCCGGGGGCGTGGTGTCAACCACACATTCCGATAACCTGGGGTGGCCCTGATGCTGGCGCTCAATGTCGATACCCAGGGCGACAGGATCATCCTCAACGGCCTGCAGCACATTGAAAAGCACATGCCGAGGGCAGCGCGGCGAGGCTTGCAGCGCATTGCCCTGGGCGTGCACCGGGGCGCGTTCGACAATCTTTCCGGGCCCGGCGCCAAGGCTTCCAACGTTGGATCCGGAGGTTATCCCGTCCCGGTCCGCACCGGACATCTGCGCGGGAGTCTTGACTGGCTTAAACCCGGGGCTTCGAAATCGAGCAACGGGCAGACCTTCACGGCCGGAAACATGGAGGCCATGGTTTACGACTCGGCCGAATACGCCAGAGTGATCCACGAGGGCACCGGCTCCTCGGCCAAATTCGGCCCCAGGCCATACATTACCGACGCCGCCGAAGCCTTCTTCTCCTCCGGCCGGGCCGTCCGGATCCTGGACGAGGAAATCAGCCAGGAAATGAAAAAAGGGGGCTTGTGATGGTTCCAGGTTTTGAATGGCTGACCGTCGAGAAGGTTGTTACCGGGCTGTTTCTGGCCGTTGTCTGGTTTGTCGTTCACACCCTCAAGAGAATCAACGATAACCAGAAGCTGCTTTTCGAACGGCAGACCAAACAGGGGGAAAGGCTGGCGGAGCTCTGGGGCGAGCACAAAGCCCTCACCAAGAAAACCCGTTGCGAAACCGAGGACTGACGGATGAGCTTCGTCCCCGTGGTCAACAACCTGAAAACCAGCCTGGTGGAAGACACCAACCTCCAGGCTTTCTGCCAGTCCGCCTGGGGCAAATCCCTGACCGTCAAAAAGGTTTTCAAGCAGAGGGCCGAGGTTTTGATTTCCGAGCTGCCGGTTATCCTCATCACCAGGCCGGCGCGAAAAACGGAAGACGGCCTGGTCCGCCGCAAGGACAACGAGCACACCGTCAGGCTCTATGCCGGCTTCCATCAGCCCAACCGGGAAACGGCCCTGGACAACCTGATTTATTTCGAGGAACACATCGACGCGGCCGTCCTGGCCGACCCCGAACGGGGAGGCACGGCGAGAAGCACCGAGTTTGTCTCTGCCCAAAACGATGAAGGCTTGTTCCATCCGGTCTATTTCACCGTGATCGAACTCAGCATTCAGAAACGCGCATAGGAGTCAGCCCATGTCCATTTTCCAAAAATCCAAATCAACCGCCTATCTCAAGATGCAAACGGCCAAGGGCTCACCCGCTACGGTGGCGGCCCCCGATGCCATCGACCCCTTGAACGACAGCGGTTTTGTCCAGCCCAAGGGCGACCAGATCGACCGGGGCCTGATCCGGGGCGGACGCTGGCCTTCCAAGCAGGCAGCTGGCGGCCGTTGGGGGGAAGGCCCCTATAACCTGGAGATCCGGGGCTCCGGAACCCCCGGCACCGAGCCCGAATTCGGGCCGCTTCTGCAGACCCTTTTCGGGTCGGTCCTGACCAACGCCGCCGGGACCGTGGCCGACGCCGCGGCTACCACAACGGAGTTTGACAGCGCCCTGGATCTGACCGTCGGCCAGCTCGTTCGCGTACAGATCGGCAGCGGCTACGAGATCCGCCGCATTGCCACCAAGGACGGCGCGGGGCCCTACGCCTACACCGTTCACCGGGCCTTTTCCCAGGCGCCGGCCGACGGCGCCGTCATCGCCGCGGGCGTCACCTATTGCCACCTGGGCAGCGAAGAGGCCGCCTATTTCACCCTGGAGCAGTACCTCGACGGCCTGAAACTCCTCTGTGTTGACGGGGTTTGCGAAAAGCTCGATTTCGGCATCACCGAGAAGGAGGTCATCAAGGGGACCTTCGCCATCCGCTCGATCTCCTGCGCCGAGTCCGCTGTCGAGGATCCCTTCAGTCCGGAATGGGATGACACCGAGGCCCTGATCGGGACCTCCTGCAACCTGCTCCTGGACGGGGCCGCCCTCAATATGAAGTCCATGGAGTTCAGCCTCTCCACCCGCCGCAGCCGGGGCGGCATCAACTCCACGGGAATTTCCTCCCTGCCCTGGCTGTCCAAGTTCGAGGCCACCTGCAAGCTTACCCCCTGGGTCGAAAACGCCTCGGCCTTCGCCGCTTTTTTCGCCGGCACCCTGGCCGACATCGAACAGACCAAGGGGACAAGCGCCGGTAACATCCTTCACGTTCTCATCGAGGACGCCCAGCGTACCGGGCCCTCCATCGGGGAAGAGGACGGCGATTTCACCTGGGACGATCCCCTGACCATCACCGGCGGGATCTGCATCGGGTTTTTCTGAGAGGACCGCATGAAAAAATTTTTCAAAGGCCTGCTCCACCTGGCCCGCTACCGCTCCGGCTTCATCCGGGCCTGGCGGGCCGAGTTTTTAAAATTAAAAGGGGCGAACCATGGCCAATGAGCGCAAGTTCAGCCTCATCATCACCGCCAAAGACAAAACCAGGGCGGTTTTCTCCCATGTCCGAAAGGGGCTCTCCGGCCTCGGCGACGTGGTCAGGAAGGTTTTCTCCCCCACCGGTCTGCTGGTCGGCGGCCTGGGGGCCTTCGGCCTTGGGGCCCTGGGCAAATCCTTTCTTGACACGGCCAGTTCGTTCGAGAATTTGGAGGCTTCATTAACCACCACCCTCGGAAGCCTTGAAAAAGCCCGCGAGGCCATCAAGTACGCCAACGACGAGGCCGCGGCTTCGCCCTATACGGTCATGGAATACGGCGAGGCCATTCGCACCCTGTCCGCCTACGGCATCCAGTACCGGGACGTCATGCGCACCCTGGGTGATACCGCCGCCGCCATGAACAAGCCGCTGTCCCAGGCCGTCGAAGCCCTGGCCGACGCCATCCAGGGGGAGGGCGAACGCCTCAAGGAGTTCGGCATCAAGCAGAACATCGCCGGCGACCAGATTACCTACACCTGGACCGATGCCCTGGGCAAGGTCCGGAAAACTATTGCCGAGAACAATCCGAAGATCATCCAGGAAACCCTGAAAGCCATCTGGAACGAGAAATACCAGGGTGGTATGGAAAAATTCGGCAAAACCTGGTCCGGCCTCACCTCCACCGCCAAGAGCCTGTGGGACGAGTTCAAGCTGGCGGTCATGGAGTCCGGGGCTTTCGATCTTCTCAAAACCGCCCTCCAGAACATTATCGCCAAGATCCAGGAGGCCAAGAAGACCGGCGATTTCAAACGCTGGGCCGAGGAGACCGGCCAGGCGGTGATGAAGGTCGCCAGAACCGTGCTCACCCTCATTCCCCAGATCCTCCTGGTCATCCTCCAGATCGTCCAGAAGATCAGCCTCGGCTTTCGCGGGTGGGGCCTTCTGTGGCAGGAAGTCACCTATCACGCCATGGGTTTCTCGGCTTTCATGCAGCGCGTCCTTCAGGTCATAGCCGACGGCGTTATCATGATTCTTAAACTGGTGGACGCCCTGCGGATCTTCGACACGGATTCCCTGGTTGGGCAGCTGGAGGGCTTTTCCGGCAACCAGGATCTGATCATTTCCCAGCTTGAGCGGGACCGCTCCGAAATCCTGAAAAACCAACAAAATTCCATAGCGGCCATGGATAAGGAACAAGCGGAGATCGAGGGCTACAAGGCCAAGATCGGCGAACTGGAAAAGACCTTTACCGACGTGATCACCGCCGCCGAAAAAACCGTGGCCGCACAAAAACAGCTCGGCGAAGGAACCCGGGAGGGTGTCGATAAATCGATCAGCGAGCTGGACCGCTACATCGCCAAATGCAGAGAGGCCAAGGCTGCGGCCGCCGCCATTCCCACCGACTTCCGGGGCAGCAACTACGGCGGCAGCGTGGGCGATCTGGAGGCCTCCATTACTCATGCGGAGAAAACAGAATAATGCTCCCCTCCACCTTCGCCATTGAGATCGAGGACGCCTCCCTGGCCTGGCAGGACGTGACCGAGGATGTCGAGGAGTTGTCCGACGGCACCGGGTCCGAGTCCCAGGTCATCCCCACGGTTTCCGTCACCTTCGCGGCCGACGTGGAGGAGACTATCGGGGCGCTCATCAATCCCGAGCTCAACCGGCAGCGCCCGCGCCTGCGGATCACCGAGGACGGCGAGAATTTCGTTTACTACCTCATCGAGGGGCACAGCGGCAGCGTGCGCGGCAGCAAGCGCTATCCCGTTCTGACCGGCAGGGCCTGGGCCGGAATCCTTGACGACATGCGCAAGCTCTCCCACGAGTTCACCGAGGATGCCCTGGCATCTACCATCGCCGCCCAGGTCGCCCACGCCGATTTCGCCAACCAGGGCGGGATCACCGTGGCGGTCATCTGGCAGGCATCGCAAGACCCCACCATCCCGGGCAGGCGCTACAATGTCAGCAAGAAAGGTCGGCGGGAGATCATCAAGGAGCTCGCCGAGGCCTGCGGCGCGGCCCTGCGCGTCTCGGCGGACGGCCTGGCCATCGAGGTCTATGACCGGCCCGCCAGGGCGCTTTCAGCGTCGGCCGTGGCCGCCATTGCCGATGCGGATTCCCTGTCCTACGAATTCGAGCGCGTGGACGAACCCAAAAACGCCGTGCGCGTCCAGGGGGAGGTCCTCGACTACACCCGGCCGGCCCTGCCGGTGATATCCGTATCCGTCTATCCCTCCAAGCTCGAAGCCGACGGCGACAACACCGCCGAGGCCCGGGCCGTGGTTGTCAACTCCAGCGGCCGGCGGGTGGCCCACCAGGCCATCGTGGATGAAGCCATCGCCGCCGGCAGCTATACCGATATCCCGGTCTCCGGCTGCTACTCCGTCCTGGGCGTCTGGCTCAACACCGGCACCCAGGAG